GTAGGAGTTGAAGCGGTTCATGACAGTGAAGTGCTTAGCACTTCGCTCTTCCCATTCTCTTTGACCTTATGATTAAGGTTAGAGGGGGTGTAAGAAGGGAAATCCTACTGAAAAGTAGGGGGGCTGTTATTCCGTGAGATTGCCTCCGGTCACGACACTTAATTACCCGACGGAGGGGGCCCTTCGGGGTTACCCCAAAGAGAGGTAGTTTCGGCCTTACTAAGGCGACCTGCGGCCCACCGTCCCAAGGGACGAATGGGGAACCGAAGGTTCCGGGGAGAGCCCCAACTTTAAACGAATTGATGAATTATGCAAAACATAAAACACCTTTACGCAAAGCTGGTAAGCGCAAACCAGAACTGGTCCTCTGCTGTAAAAAGCAGAGCAAAACTGGCGGGACTGATCCTGAGGATCATCCCGCTGGTCTATGGAACTCTAAGTGTCTCAACCGTGAAGATCTCATTTGGATATGCCCAAAATGTTGTGAAGTTGTACCGGGCCCAAGGTTCTAAAGGGACTGCAAAGTACCTGAAAGCATGCTATGTTCTGCTTCAGCAGAGCGCAGGTGGTTTTAGGATACCAGCGCCTTGGGACCTAGGCTGCAATGTAGCCCGAACCCGAAAGGGGGTGCCGCGGATGATTAATCCGCAGCAACGCCTCCTGGTGATTAAAGGAGATGTACCCACAATTCGCTTTTGGCTTTCCCTCCTCGGCTTATACCGAGTGATAGAGTTCAAAGGCGCTCTAAAACTCAAGACCATCTACGCGCCTGGGGTAGTGAGACCCCAGCGCTTCGTGGATGAGTGGAGAGGGTGGGTCCCCGAATTTCTGAAGATCGCTGAGCGAGCCGCTCAGATGTCTTGGAAGTTAGTCCCTTCGAAGGACCTAACGCCGTGGTCTATACCAGTCATACGTAAGTCTTCCCCTAATTCGGGAGGTCTTGCCTCTGTGGCCGCGATCCCATTGGACTTAGTCCGGTGGGCGTTCGAACCCCGATACCTAGGATTACTCCTAAGATGGTTGAAGGTGGTCGATGGTATAGAGCTTGTGTGGGCTCTTCGGCCCTTTGTGAAAAGGATCGAAGAATGGCTCCGTGAAGAGAAAGGATCAAAAGTAACTCCAGTGCACTTCCTAGGAAGTGTACGTACGGGGTTACCTATTACGTCAAAACTCTTTCAGACCTGGTGGCCGGTAACGGCCCTAGGTAAGTTAGGTTTTA